ATGACCAAGGTAGAAAAGATTGTTGAACTTGATGGCGGTGGGGCAGAGATTACATTCTCTCGCCTTTCGTCTTGTGATTAATAGGAGATTTGATATGGCTAAGAATTTGTTTGGGAAGACAGTAAAAGTTGACAATGCATATGCAACCTATCGTGTGGACAACCCACTGAATGGGATGTACTTTGAATGGAAGGTGTTGAAGGCATGGCAAGGCCGTGATAAAGAAGATACCAACCAATATGCACGATGGTTTTGTGCAGTGAAATCCCCTATGACCAACGACAGTTGGGAGATGGGAGATGTATATGCTAGTGAAGTCAAAGACTTAGCACACCTTGTTGAAGCAACAGATGAATGGAAACAATATGAAAAAGTTTGAAATAGAAGTACTTGATATATATCAAAGTATATATATAATTGAGGCTGAAAGTATTGAAGAAGCATCTGACTTAGTAATTGACGGTGATGCCACACCGTCATATACTGAGTTAACAATGTCACAGATTGAAGATGTAAAGGAGATTAGGTATGAGAACTAAAGTTAAAGAGTATGACCAGCAAGCTAAGATGCTTGTGTCTTGTAGTGATATTTCAATGGCAACTGTAGGTCTTTGGGCTGAGTATGACAAGCAAAGAGCAAATGGTAACATACGCATGGCTGAATCAACCTATGAGTTAATTGATAAGTTTCGTGAAGCCCTAGAGCAGAAAGGTTTTTGGCAATGAGAGTAGATTTTTTCAACGCAAACTATGACTATCTAACAAGTTGTACACTTGATGACGATACGATTGGTAGTAAGTCAACCAATAAACAAGCAGTAGAAAGAGCTTTCTTTCTTGAGGAAGTAAATCAACTTGCATTGTATGCAGTAACAATCAGGGATGATTGTCAACCTGAATGGTTTGTATGTGAGTATGGTGATTGGCTTCCAATTACTGACCGTTCTTATGCAAAGGTAATGATGGAGACTGAAGATGATGATTCACGAATTTTACAGTGATGATGACTGCACAAGAGGCGATACCTCTTATCGTAAAGCCTCAGTGTTTAAGGAACCTGATGGTTCTTACACTGTGGTAATGATACAAGACGCAGCCATCATAGAAGAACGTAACATAACAGGACACAGTGAACAGTATGCAGCAGACTGCGCTGAGAACTGGGTACTAGGTATAATCATAGGAGATAAGTTATGAGTAGTACATACCATTGTATGGTGATGGGTACTGTTGTGAGACACATAGCAGTAGATGCACCAAGCGTTGAGGTTGCAGAGATGGAAGCCATGAAAGAGTGGAAGTCTCTAACAGGCGGGGAGTTTAACACCTGCGAACTTGTTGAAATGTGGGAAGAAATTGAGAAGGAGAAACAAGATGATAAAGCTTGAACTGACTAGCAAACATGGTGGCAAACTATTTCTTGTTGGAGATGTATGGTCTGTATATCAGGACAGTAAGAAAACCACCATTCAAAATGGTATGAACAACAACGGTGGGTTTACCGTTGAGGAATCATACGATGAAATAATTGATATGATGGATAAACAAATGGGTACATATCCCTTGACAAAACCTAAGAGGTATATTAAAAATGCTTAGACATGAAGAATATATGAAACAGAAAGCAAAGGAGTTATATGATATGACTATTAAACAAACCACAATCACACTTGAGCAACGCCGTGAACTTCTTAGCGTTTACAATAACATAAAGGATGCATTGCAATATGCAGATGATTGCCGCACCCTAGAACTCAGACACTTGGACAATATGGAAAAGGCTATGATATTATTGAAAGATATTGTTAATCTTTCACCACAAAAAGATAGTGATGGGCATAGTATGTGGTATGCTGACTATGTATTGAAGGAGGACACAGATGAAAAAGTTTAATTACACAGACCATTCGGAGGTTACAGATGTTGAGTTATCTCTTGTTGAAGATTGTGCTGATTGCCCTTCTAGTGAGTTGGACATTAGCGAGATAAATGAATTTTTAAATGAGTATCACAATCACTTTGATGGTCAGCCCTCTTGGGAACAAGAGTGGGAAGACTTTGGCGAAGTGTATGATAATGAACCTGTCTACATATAGAAAGGGGTTTCAGTATGTCTAACCTATGGGAGAAAGATAAGAAGCGTCTGTTTAAAGAACTATACCATCAGTATTTAGATGAGGGGTATACATCCAAGGAAGCAAAGAAGATTGCGACTGAAGAGTCAGATGAAATATATTCTGAGAGTGAAGACTTTGCGTATACTCTAGCATCATCGGAGGATAGAGATGACACCTGAACTGATAGAAGAATATCAGAGTGATGATGGTGATAGGGAAGTTACAATATCTATTTCGGACATCAATATGAGTATGTTCAGATATACATATGAGATAATCTTTGCATCAGGTGGTAAGATTGTAGGTAAACACCACACCGAACTGCTTCAAGCAGCAAGAGTAATAGCAAAGCGTTGGATAACGAAAGGAGAGTTAGTAGAATGGAATTAAATGAGTATCAAAAAATGGCATCAAAGACTGCCATATATCCAGAGGAACACTCACTTACATACCCTGCCCTTGGATTGGCAGGTGAAGCAGGTGAGGTGGCTAACAAAGTTAAGAAGTTAATTCGTGATGGAATTGACCCTGATACCTACGATGCTAAGAGGGCAGAGATTGCTGATGAAGTGGGTGATGTGCTATGGTACATTGCAGCCCTATGTAAGGAGTTGAGAGTGGACTTAGAGGACGTTGCTAGGGGTAACCTACACAAGCTTGCTGACAGGCAGCGTAGAGGCAAGCTACAAGGACAAGGAGACACAAGATGACTGAACCAATTGTAAAAGGAAGTGCTTCAGCAAAGTATTATAAAGCTAGAAAGTATAGTAAAAATGACATACCTCTTTTAGAACTGATATCAGAATTGTTTTCTGAACTAAATGAAGGCCATGAACAGGCAGAAGGTAGAATAGATGCTTCAGCTTATACTAAAAATTGTTGGAGAGTTGAAAAGATAATAGATTTTCTGAAGCTACCTTATAAATTATCTATAAAAGATTATAGACAGGGTATAATAAACATTAATAATAAAGTTTATTATAGTCTTTTGAATGATAAATGGATTAAGGTTCAGTATGTTAACGCTGGTCTGAAATGGAAGAACAAGACAAAGAAAGTTTCAATAGATGAGTTCGTAAAAAAATATGTTTTGGAAGTGGAGACACAAGGTGATTGAGATTGTATACAAGACTAACAGTGGCAAGAAAGTTGTTGACACTGTAGAAACTGCTCAAGAGTGTGAGCGTTGGATAGAAGAAAGGGCAATGCTTGCAAAGGCTATTGGTTTGACCACATTAAAAGCAAAGCGTATGCTTCACATACTTGACAGTAAAGAACCACTAGCTATATACTACTGTCGTAATATAAATTAGAAAGGAAAAGACTATGCAGCAACACGAATCTGCTAAACAGATTAGCCGTGGCGAATGTCCCACCTGTGCATCATCCGATGGTAATGTCCTATATGATGACGGTCACAAGTATTGTTTCGTCTGTAACACATACACAAAGAAGGAAGGAGATGCACACATGAATACACAACCAGCACCAATCCAAGGCGTATACCAGAACCGCTTCACTGATGGGGTTATTGATAGCCTACCAGAACGCAGCATCAGCAAGGACACTTGTAACTTCTATGGTGTTAAGGTTGTTAAGGATATGACAGGTGCTAATGCAAAGCACATTTATCCTTATCACGACATAAATGGTTCTCATACCGCCAACAAGATACGTCAAGTAGCAACTAAAGCCTTCATGTCTGAGGGTGCATTACCTGCAGCTACCTTGTTTGGACAGAAATATTTCCAACAGTCAGGTAAATTTATTACTGTATGTGAAGGTGAGTTAGATGCAATGGCTGCATACGAACTAATGGGTTCCAAGTGGCCTTCAGTGTCTATCAAGAACGGCGCACAGTCTGCATTGAAAGATGTCAAGGCTCAGTATGATTACCTTAACAAGTTTGAGACAATCGTATTGTGTTTTGATAATGACGAACATGGCACTAAGGCTGCTAATGCAGTGGCTCAGTTGTTTGAACCAAACCGCTGTAAGATTATGGACTTATCCTTAAAGGATGCCAATGAATACCTCAAGCAGAATAAGCGTGAAGAGTTCACACGACAGTGGTGGGGTGCAAGACAGTATACACCTGCTGGTATCTTCAACCTTGCAGATATTACAGAGCGTATGTATGCAGAGAACAACAAAGAGACTGTGCTATATCCTTACCAAGGATTGAATGATAAGCTATTCGGTATGCGTACTGGAGAACTTGTCACACTGACAGCGGGTACTGGTGCTGGTAAGAGTAGTATGATGCGTGAACTTATGCACCACCTACTCACACAGACACAACACAATGTGGGTGTCTTTTCCCTAGAGGAAAACATTACACAGACTGCATTCCACCTGATGTCTGTTGAAGCTAATGACCGTATCTATATTGATGAGGTACGAAAGAACTACACCTTGGAGCAACTCAAAGCTATTGAGGACAAGACCATTGGCACTCGTAGGTTCTTTGCCTTTGACCACTTTGGTTCAATGACAACAGATGAGATACTCAGCCGTGTACGTTACATGGTCAAGGCTCTTGACTGTAAGTTCATATTGATTGACCACCTATCTATCCTTGTCTCAGGCTTAGAGGGTCAGGATGAACGCCGTAACATTGACCAGCTTATGACTAAGCTGCGTAGCTTGGTAGAAGAAACACAGTGTGCTATGTTACTTGTGTCCCACTTGCGTAGGGCATCAGGTGACAAGGGGCAGGAAGAAGGTAAAGAGATTTCTCTTAACCATCTACGTGGCTCACATAGCATTGCACAAATCAGTGATGCAGTGATTGCATTGGAACGTAACCAGCAAGACAGTGACCCTGTCAAAGCTAACACTACCACAGTCAGGGTTCTAAAGAACCGTTATGCAGGTGAGACAGGTGTAGCAACCTACTTGCTTTACGATAAGGATAGTGGTAGGATGTCAGAAATCGACAACCCCTTTGAGAATACAGATGACACAGACATGGAGGACTTTCTATAATGCGAGTAACACTAGACATTGAAACTGATGCCATTGATGCTACAGTAATACATTGTATTGCTGCAGAGGATTTGGACACAGGCAATGTCAAGGAGTGGCATGGTGAGAGCATCAAAGAGTTCCCTTCTTGGGCAGACACAGTAGATATATTTGTGATGCACAATGGGGTATCCTTTGATGCGCCTGTCTTGAACAGACTTACAGGCAGCAACATTCCTTTAAGGAAGGTTAGAGACACGCTAATCTTATCGCAACTTCTTGACCCATCACTAGATGGTGGACATTCTCTTGGTGCATGGGGTGAACGACTTGGGTTTGGTAAGACAGACTACAATGACTTCACTCACTTCAATGAAGAGATGTTAAAGTATTGCATCAACGATGTTAAACTAACTACTAAGTTATATAAACACTTAGTACCTCAACTTAAAAAGTATTCTAAGAAATCTATTAAGTTAGAACATGAGGTGAGAGCAATCGTTGATGTACAAGAACGTAATGGTTTCACTCTTAACATACCAGAAGCATCCTGTTTGGTTGCTAGGTTAGCAGATGAAGCTTCAATAATTGAAAGTGAGATGCAGGAAATATTCCCACCAATTATACATGAGCGTTGGTCTGAGAAAACAGGCAAGCGTTTAGCGGATAAGGTTGAGAACTTTAACCTTTCATCTAGGCAGCAGATAGGTAAGCGTCTAATGGACAAAGGCTGGAAGCCTAATAACTTCACACCAACAGGACACCCCATCGTGGATGAGGGAACTCTAAAGTATGTGGACATTCCAGAAGCCCAGAAGATTGCACACTACCTTCTATTACAAAAGCGTGTATCACAAGTTAAGTCTTGGCTTGATGTGGTACAGGATGATGGTAAGGTTCATGGCAGAGTTATGACCTTGAAGGCTATCAGTGGAAGAATGGCACACAACTCACCGAATATGGCTCAGATACCTGCAGTCTATTCACCTTATGGTAATGAGTGTCGTGCCGTATGGATTACTAGTAATGATAAATATAAATTACTAGGATGTGATGCTAGTTCTTTAGAACTAAGATGTCTTGCCCACTACATGGGTGATGACAAGTTTACTAGAGAGGTGGTAGGTGGTGACATTCATACTGCTAATCAGAATGCTGCAGGATTACCTACGAGAGATTCGGCGAAGACATTCATATATGCATTAATTTATGGTGCAGGTCCAGCTAAGATTGGCAGTATCGTAGGTGGTGGTGCTACAGAAGGCAAGAACATTATGTCCAAGTTTATGTCCAATATGCCAGCCTTAAAATCTTTGCGTGATAAGATTGACAAGGCAGCATTAAGTGGTTATATACGAGGACTTGATGGCAGACTGTTAAAGGTTAGGCAGCAACACGCTGCAGCTAATCTTTTATTACAGGGTGCAGGTGCAATCATTTGTAAGGAATGGTTACGCCAAATAACATTAGCTGTACGACAGGACTTTAACTACCGTCTTGTCGCTAGTATTCACGATGAGTACCAGTTTGAAGTTCAAGCTGACCAAGCTGAAAGGTTTGGGTTATTAACTCAACGAGCAATGAAGCGTGTTGAGAAAGAACTAAACGTCTTATGCCCACTTGACAGTGAGTTTAAGATAGGCAACAATTGGGCAGAAACTCACTAGAAAGGAGAACCAAAATGAATGACATGAAAAAACTGGAACCCTCAAAGGCTGACCGTAAGAAGTTTGATATTGACTTAGAGTATGGTCAGGTTCGTGAACAAATGGTAGCGGATATGCTTCAGGATAAAAAGATTGAAGTAAAATCTGAGCGTGATGTCTGGCAGAAGACAGGCAACATTGCGATTGAGTACCAGAGTTATGGTAAACCTTCAGGCATTGATGCTACCGAATCAGACTACTGGTTTCACAACCTATGTATAGGTGACGAAACATTCTGCACTCTTGTCTTTGAGACAAAGAGTCTGAAGCGTATCATAGACAACTTGGATTATAAGCGGTCTGTAAATGGTGGAGATAACTATGCATCTAAGATGTACCTTCTTAACTTGCAGAAATTGTTTTCATCAGATGTAATAAAAGCATTTAAACAGAAAAAAGATGTTGACACCTCTGAGTAGGTGTGGCAGAATACACAAATCAGTAGGGGCTTTGACCCCATAACAACAACAGAAAAGGAGTAATTTAAAATGGCTATTATTTCAGGAAAAGCATATTGGACATCTATCTCTACACCTAATGATACCTTTGAGCCGGTGTGGTCACTTGACGTATCATTCGATGAGGCTAGTAAAGCAACCATTCAAGGTCTTGGTTTGAGTATCAAGAACAAGGCAGATGAGCGTGGTGACTTTGTAACTATCAAGCGGAAAGTATTTCGTAAGGATGGTTCAAAGAATGAACAACCTGCACTAAAGGATGCACATAAAAATCCTATGGGTAATACACTTGTAGGTAATGGCTCAGATGTTAAGGTTCTTTTTAAGCCATTTGATTGGGAGTATGCAGGTAAAGCAGGAGTTGGTGCTGACCTACAAGCAGTACAGGTTGTGAACCTGATTCCTTTCGGTAATGACGAAGACTTTGATGTTATTCCTAATGGGTATAGTTCTTCAGGTGATTCATTCATGGATGAAGAGATTAACTTCTCAAGTTCAGCAACAGGTTAAATAGCCTACAAGGGTGCGGTACATTAACATATGACCGTGAGTTGGATAGAGTAGGGTGGGTACTCCAACATACTACTAACAAGAAAGGAGATTGATATGGAAGATGATATGGTTAATAGTCCACCTCATTACAATCATACAGGTGTAGAATGTATTGATGCTATTGAAGCAGCAACAGGTGAATACTTTGAATACTATTTACAAGGTAACATTATAAAATACCTTTGGCGTTATCGTTATAAGAATGGAGTAGAAGATTTAGAAAAAGCTAAATGGTATTTAGATAAATTAATTAAAAGTACATACCACCCATAGAAAGGATAAACAAATGGCTAAAATAGATACACTCATAGAGGACATATACAAGACGTTGGAAGACGGTTCTGATATGTATAATATGAAGAACAAAAGAAGCCTAGAAAAGTTTAGTAAAGCCTTATGGCATTCTATGGCAAAACAAATGTCTGAAGGAAAACGACAGAAAGGTTCTAACCTACGTATGTCTCAGATTGGTAAGCCTGATAGACAGCTATGGTATGAACTTAAAAGCGATGCAGAGCCGCGTCCAATTGATGGACAGACTAAACTAAAGTTTATGTTTGGAGATATCCTTGAGGCTTTGCTTATCCTTCTTATCGAAGTGTCTGGTCACAAGGTGACAGATGAACAAGGTGAGGTGGAGATTAATGGTGTTAAAGGTCATAAGGATTGTCGTATTGATGGTGTCCTTACTGATATTAAATCAGCATCACCTTATGCTTTTAAGAAGTTTAAGGAAGGTACTCTGCATTCAGATGACCCTTTTGGATACATTGCACAAATCTCTGGATATGCTGAAGCATCTGGTGATGATAAGGCTGCATTCTTTGCAGTAGATAAATCATCAGGTGAACTAGCATTGATGGACATTGAATCAGTACACATGATTAGTGCATCAGGACGTATCAATAAAGTTAAGGAAGTCTTAACTAAAGATACACCACCTGACCGTTGTTATGCAGATGAGCCTGATGGTAAGTCAGGTAATCGTAAGCTGGCAATTGGTTGTGTCTTCTGTCCTTTCAAAGAAGAGTGTTGGAAGGATGCCAATGGTGGTGTGGGTATTCGTTCATTCAAATATGCAAATGGAATTAAGCAGCTAACAACTGTTGCAAAAATTCCTGATGTACCAGAGGTAACTAATGGCCTATAAAAGAAAGGGTAAGAGGAACAAGTATGAACACAACTATCGTTCAAACTCAGAATATAATACATCACTTGTTCTTATTAAAAATAACATTGAGTTTCAGTATGAATCAGACAGCATCCCCTATGAGTGGAGAGAGGATAAGAAATATATTCCCGACTTCATTCTTCCCAATGGGATTATCTTAGAAGTTAAAGGACGCTTCATGCTAGAGGACAGGAAGAAACACCTGTTCATTCGTGACCAACATCCAGAAGTAGATATTCGTTTTGTCTTTGATAACCCCACCAGAAAACTATACAAGGGTGGCAAGATGACATACGGTGATTGGTGTGAGAAATATAATTTCCTTTACTGCAAAGGCGGCGAAGGCATACCAAAGGAGTGGTTTAGAGCGAATGTTAAAAGAAGAAATACAACCGATTGATATTGAACTCAATGTACCCAAGACACCTGAGAAGGCTTTGTTCTTAACAGTAATACTACAAGCATTACTTGACGCAACAAAGCCTTCTTATAGTGGTGAACCTGATACAGCCGTGCTTGAAAGAGACAGGGCAATCGCTTGGTTCTTTGCTTCAGTAGGTGTGACAGCAGAAGATTTCAAAACAGTGTGCGACTATGCAGGTGTAGAGCCTGAGTATATGCGTGACTTTGCCTTCAAGGTATTAAAGTCAGGTGAGGTTGAGTATGTTCGCAAAAGAATTAATGCAGTTTTAGGACACTAGAATATTGTACTTGTAGCCCATTTGTGTTACACTTATTCTCTTGTTCGCTTGAAAATGAAAGGGCTATTTATGAACAATTTTTTACCTACAGATTACCAGAATTTTATTGCCTTGTCCCGCTATGCACGTTGGAAAGAAGACGAGCAACGGCGTGAGACTTGGACAGAAACAGTTGGCAGATACTTTGATTATATGTCTGACCATCTGAAGAAAAAGCATAGCTATTCTCTTGACGAGGGGCTGCGTAAGCAGCTTGAGGAAGCTGTGCTTTCCCTAAACATCATGCCTTCTATGAGGGCATTGATGACCAGTGGACCAGCCCTTGACCGTTGCCATGTGGGTGGATACAACTGTTCTTATGTACCAGTTGATAACCCACGTGCATTCGATGAGACAATGTACATCTTGATGTGTGGAACAGGTGTTGGATTTTCTGTTGAGCGAAGTGCAGTCGAGTGTCTTCCTTTTATTAATGAATCATTCCATAATACAGAAACAATAATCAAGGTAGGTGACAGCCGCCCCGGATGGGCTAAGTCATTGAAGGAATTGATTGCTATGCTTTACACTGGACAAATTCCTAAATTCGATGTCAGCGAAGTACGCCCTGCAGGTGCAAGGCTAAAGACCTTTGGTGGTAGAGCCTCTGGACCACAACCACTTATTGAATTATTTGACTTTTGTATTGAGAAATTCAAGGGTGCTGCAGGACGTAGGCTCTACCCAATCGAATGCCACGATATCATGTGTAAGATAGGTGAGGTTGTAGTTGTAGGTGGTGTAAGACGTTCAGCCCTTATCAGCCTGTCTAATCTTAATGATGACCAGATGGCTCATGCTAAGTCAGGTAAGTGGTGGGAAAACGAAGGACAACGTGCTTTAGCTAATAACTCTGTTGCCTACAAATATAAACCTGAGATGGGTACATTCATGCGTGAGTGGACATCTCTATATGAAAGCAAGTCAGGTGAACGTGGTATCTTTAATCGTGAGGCTGCTAAGAAACAAGCAGCTAAGAATGGTAGACGCGATATTTATACAGGATTGAAGCACCCACTGACTAAACTTCCATTGGAGTATGACTACGGTTGTAACCCTTGCAGTGAGATTATTTTACGCCCATACCAGTTCTGTAATTTGTCAGAGGTAGTAGTGCGTGAGAATGACACAACAGAAACACTAAAAGAAAAGGTACGCCTTGCTACAATCCTTGGTACATTCCAAGCTACACTGACTAACTTTAAATACATTCGTAATATCTGGAAGAAGAACACAGAGGAAGAGCGTCTACTTGGTGTCTCACTTACAGGTATTATGGACAATGAACTGACTGCAAATGCAGGTGGTAAGTTAGAAACTATACTTGAATTATTACGTTCTATATCTGTTGAATCTAACAAGGATATGTCTAAGCAGTTGGGTATCCAACAGTCTGTAGCTGTTACTTGTGTGAAGCCTAGTGGTACTGTGTCTCAGCTTACTGATGCAGCCAGTGGTATTCATGCACGGCATAACCCATACTACATTCGTACTGTACGTGGTGATAACAAAGACCCACTAACACAGTTCCTCATGTCTCAAGGTATTCCTTCAGAACCTGATGTAACGAAGCCTGACAGCACAACAGTATTCAGCTTCCCTATGAAGTCACCTGCTAATGCAATAACACGTACAGGTATGACAGCCATTGAGCAGCTAGAGTTGTGGCTTACATATCAACGACATTGGTGCGAACATAAGCCTAGCGTAACAATTTCAGTGAAGGAATCGGAATGGCTAGATGTAGGTGCTTGGGTGTATAAACATTTCGATGAGGTGAGTGGCATCAGCTTCTTACCATTCAGCGAACATACATACCAGCAAGCACCCTATCAGGACATTGATGCTGACACCTACAAAGAGTGGGTTAAGAAGATGCCTAAGAATGTTGATTGGAATAAGCTACAAGACTTTGAGAAAGAAGACACAACATCAGGCGGTAGAGAGTTAGCTTGTACCGCAGGGGTGTGTGAGATTGTAGACATAGCAGCAGCATAAAAAAACACTTGACTTCTCCTGATAATTGATTTAAAATATAGTCTGAATTAATTATCAGGAGTTTTTTATGTTCACAACAAAGCGACCAGTAATATATATTGGCTTTGACCAAAGAGAGGAAGAGGCATATGAAGTATTACGTCAATCAATTATTAAGTACAACACAAAATATGACATCATTCCTCTTGTACAATCAGGCTTACGTAGAGCAGGTTTGTATCGCCGCAGTGCTAGGATTGATGTCCAGCATGACAAGCGGGTAAAGATAGACGAGTTCGATGGAAGACCTTTCAGTACTGACTTTACTTTTACACGTTTTCTCATACCTGCCCTTAATCAGTACGATGGCTGGGCTTTATTTATGGATTCGGATATGTTCTTGCGTACCGACATCGAAGAGTTCTTTGAAGAATACACACGAAACGAAGAGTACGCAATCCAATGTGTCAAACATAATTACAACCCAACAGCACAGGTGAAGATGGATGGACAGGTACAACAACAATACAATCGTAAGAACTGGTCTAGTTTTGTCCTTTGGAATTGTTCACATCCTGCTAACCTTAATCTAACAGTGGATGATGTGAATGTAAAAACTGGTAGATGGCTTCACGGCTTTGAATGGTTGAAGGATGAAGACATTGGTGGGATAAACGAAGAATGGAACTGGTTGGATGGTTGGTCATCTGATATTATTAAACCTAAGAACGTACACTTTACAACAGGTGGTCCTTGGTTTAGTGATTGGGAACCAAAGCGAACATCAGATGCCAGCTATGCTGGTGAGTGGCAAGCATTACACAGTACCATTTATATGGACAAGATTTTAAGAGAGGTTTTTTAATGTATACATTTGTAACATCATTCAGTGAGGAAGGTTATCACAGTTATGCGAAGCATATGCTTGAAAGTATTAAAGAGAAGTGGAACCCAGAACATTTTAAACTCATTGCGTATTATCACGATTTCGTTCTTGAGGATTTATCTCCCCCTACTTGCGATACTATTAGCTATAGGAATCTAAACGATGTAACAGAGATGCTTGAATACCGTGAGCGTATGAAGTTCCATGATGGTACTGAAGGCGGTAAGATGGCGTACAATTGGCGGCTTGATGCAATCAAGTGGTGTCATAAAGTATATGCAATGACTGACCTTGCATTTGAAATGATGGATGTAGATGATAAGTATATTACCGCAGGTATAGAACCACCTGAAAATAACTGGATGATTTGGTTAGACGCAGATACCGTTGCAACCAAACGACTTGATGTTAAACAATTAGAAAGCTGGTTGCCAGATGCATCAGACTTAGTACACTTAGGAAGAACAGATGCAGACTATAGCGAAACAAGTTTCATGGGCTTTAACTTGGGCGTTCATAATACTTGCAGTCTCCTTGCTGACCTTAGAGGTGCTTACACTATTGGTGAAGTAGTTGCTTATCGTGAGTGGCATGATGGATTTATCTTTGAACGCCTACTTAATATCTACAAAGCACATGGTATGGAGGTACACAACCTTTCTCCTAATGTAAAAGGACTAGCAGCATTTGCTCAGTCTCCTTTGTCTGAATACTTTGAACATTTCAAAGGACAGCGTAAGAAAGAACTTAGTAAGACAAAAGTAACCCCTGATGTTACAGGTCCAAAGCGTTACAAGCAGTTGGCTAAGATTGTAGAACACTACAAGCCTAGTACTATTGTTGAGACAGGTACTTGGAACGGTGGACGAGCAATTGAAATGTCTTTGGCTGCATTTAAACATACAGATAAGGTACATTACATTGGCTTTGATTTGTTTGAAGAAGCTACAGAAGAACTAGACCACATTGAATTGAACTCAAAGCCTCATAATATGTTAGAGGCTGTAGAGTTTAGGTTGTCTGAGTTCCAACAGGTTATGCATAAGTCAGGTAAATCATTTACCTTTGAACTACATAAGGGGGACACAAAGAAAACATTACCACTAGCTAGTGATATAAATGAGGCAGACTTTGCTTACATTGATGGTGGTCATTCATATGAAACAGTTAAGTCAGACTTTGAAAACCTACGTCACATTCCTGCCATTGTATTCGATGATTACTTTACCAAGGATGAACAAGGACGTATGCCTGAGAATGATGGTGTAAATGTATTAATAAAAGAAATAGTAGCCTTTGCTAAGATTGTACTACCATCTACAGATGGAGTAAAAGACGGTGGTGTAACACATCTATGCTTTGTCTCTATGAAGAAAGACTTGGAGAAACTTCCAGAGGAACTTACACGTGTACCTATTGTTGTTACACCAAAAGATTCAAGACCAAAGGAAGAGATTATTAATAATGTGTTGGAGAATAAAAAACTTATTAAAGAGTTTGACTGGATTAAGACATCTAAAATTAATGCAGAGACAGCCATTGTTGTTTCGGGAGGAAACACCACAGACTTTAAACTTCTTAAAGAACGTATTAAAAATACTAACAGCAAGGTATTTTGTGTTAAGCACAGCTATCCTAAACTTATTGAAGCTGGTATCCAACCTTTTGCCTGTGTCATCTTAGACCCTAGACCTATCGAAGGTGTGAGTACACATGGTGTTAAACGTAAAGATTTATTTAAGAAAGTGGATAAAGAAACTATCTTTCTTATTGCTTCTATGACTGACCCTTCAGTTACTAAGTATCTTATTAAGAAGGGTGCTAATATAAAAGGTTGGCAAGCATACTCAGATGCCTTGCGTGATTTATCTATTAAAGATAAGATTGTAGTAGATAAGTCAACAGGCATTGAAGAAGGGTCTACCCTCATCACTGGTGGTACTTGTGCAGCTATGCGTACTATTGCAATTGCACATACATTAGGCTTTAGAAACTTTGAACTGTTTGGCTTTGATTGTTCTGTTGGAAAAGTAACAGAAAAAATGAAAAAAGAAACTACAGATACAGAACAAACCCGGCCTAAGTATATGCAAGTAGAAACAGGCGGTACTAAGTTCTGGACTACAGGAGAACTACTGGCTATGGCACAGGACTGTGAAAAACTATTTGATGATGTTCAAATGGATATGGGTATCTGCTTCTATGGAGAAGATACATTAGCTGCAGCAGTATGGAAACAATCTAAGCGTGGACAAGAAAAGTATTACCAAGAGTTAATGAATGTTGCAGCTTAAAGAAAAGCAAGAGAAGTTCTGCCAAGCATATATCCTGCACCGTAATGCTACGAGGGCTGCAGTGGCAGCAGGATATAGCGAGGCATCTGCACACAATCAAGGGTACAGATTACTACAAGATGAACGGATTCAAGAAAGAATCCAAGAACTCACCAATGAGATTAGCACAGATGTAGATGTTATCTCAGAGATTGAGAAGCAGTATGAAACTGCTAGGAACGCTGGACACGGAGCAGTAGCTTTAAAAGCCCTTGAGTTACTGAGCCGTGTCCGGGGTAACAATTCAGATGAGGGGGATGCTACATCTGAAACTCTGGAAGCAGAGATTATAAATACAATGCAGGTGATAGGGTTTGAGAAAGTATTTGAACTACTTGCTGAAGCGTTTCCCGAAAAGTTTGAAGAAGATATAGAGGAATATCAAGAGGAAGAAGAAGTACAATTACTTCTTACCGAAGAATTTACTAGCACTACGGACGCCGAAGCTGGCAGCGACAATGACGCCTAGTGTATACTGATACCACTCCGGCATAGTAGACAGTGCTGTAAAGCCCTCTGCTACAATTGTCCTGCCCCAATCCCCACAGAAACTAAGTATCAATGGTGCTGAGAAAATTAACGTAAGCCATTCATCTTTCCAACTGGATGCAGAAGCATCAGCCATCTTTAAGTCCCAGTCTATTTCACCTGTGGCCTTCTTCTGCATGACAATAGCTTCAGCTTTGGCGTGGGCTACCTTTGCGTCTGTTTTTGCCTTTGATGTTTCGACAGAACCTTTCAACCAAGTACCTGCTAATTCCGCAATGGGTCCTATTAGAAGGTTTAACATAAGCTTCTCCTGTTATTTTTAATACTTGTTCAAACATATTAAAACTCTCCTCTTGCCATAGCGTCTGAAAGTTTTCTTGCTCTTCCACCTACTTGTCTAGCCCATCTAGAATCTAACATCTCCCTAGATGCAGCTTCAAAGTTTCCTTCATGGATAGCATTCCACATCTTAATAAATTTACACAGTCTAGGTACACCCATATTAAATGCCATGTCCATTAGGATTAACTGACGTACACTGTCCAAGTCTTCTACACATGGATGAACACGACACAGTTCATTCTCTACAATGGCAATGTCATTCAGTGCTAGGTAACGTGCATCTGCTTCTGTAATACCATATTCATAGACAACATCCATATTAGGTATATCAAGGTATTCTAATTCTTCTTTGCTAATACCACGGTCTTTTAGATTACGACCTATACCTATGGTGTCTATGCCTAGAGTATCTTTGTATACAGTAAGGACGAGACCCTCAAATTCTACAAGTTTATCTAAAAAATGTGAAGCATTGTATTTCATTTAGACTTACCCCAATTAATTATCTGGTCAATGGTTCTATCACACCCAATACATTTAACTTTATCTTTGTCCAGTACACATATTCCCTTGCAAGGACTTTTCATTTTCTAATCCCTGTCGTTACAGAAGAGGACTGAGAGAAACCAAAGTATGCAGCCACGAGAGCAGACAGAGAACCATACATCATCATAAGTATGGCCTCTGCCTTTTCAAAGCGGTCCGGTACAATTAACACCGCTATTGTTGTGATTAACATCATACCTAATGCTAACCACGCCATATACCTTCTGTTCTTTTGGTATGTAGTTTTATCTGGAATCTCTTGCATGATTAAGTTGCTTGAAAGATTTCAAGTCCTGATAGTTTTTTCTTACGTCCAGTTACTGCATCAATAACAGTACCATCCGGCATTGTATACGTCTTTTTAATAGTGTCATAGGTTGCACCAATAGGACTAGGTGTTGCACCACCTACACCTTGACCACCTACCTGAAGAAGATACTTAGCGATGTTTGCAGGGTCAGTCATGTCAAGTGTTCCAGTACCTACACCTCTACCATAGTAAGCATCAGTAGATGTAACAATTGGTTTTATTTCTTCTATTACTGATTTAATAGCACTTTCTTTTTGTGAATCATCACCACCATCACGACCACCACCATCACTGAAAGGGTCTAAGTCTGAAGGGCCTGTATAAACTCTATCACCTAAAACAAGACCTTCTAAACCAAGAAGCCCTGTAAGTTTATTACCTAGACTACCAAGGAAACCACTTTGTTTATGAGTTACACCACCAATGTTCCCTGTCTTAGGGTCTATTATATAGTCATAAACATTACCAGCTTTTATCTGCTCTTGAATTTTATTAGAAAGCATTGTATCGCGGCTGGCTAATTCTTCTAGCTGTGCTTTGGTAGCACCACCATACATTCTATCTCTTCCTTTATCTTGGAACGCATAGCTTTTATCTCCATATGAAACAGGACCTTTATCAAACTGTCCTTCATAAGCACCACCTGCATAACTACCAAATCCTGTTCCTACACCTCCACGATAGCTACCACTTACGTCACCACGTGTATCTGGGTCATCTGTTTCTGCATCAGATGTATTTGTATCACCTGCAGAACTGGTAGATGAACTAGAAGAAGAACTACTGGTGTTGTCATCAGGCCCCATACTAAATTCGCCCGCGCCTGTTTCCATATCGTCTGTTTCATAGTAAGCAGGGATACCCATAGGTCCGGATTTACCAGCACCACCAAGGTCCTTCAATGTCCTACCTTCTTTAGGTGTAATCCATGCAAGCATATGAAGCTGACCATTGATGTCAATCTCACGAGGTACTTTATTAACAATACCTGCTAGTCCTTTGGTGTCTTGTTTCTTCTTAGCCATTAGTCTATCTCTCTTCCTTCTAATTTGCCATATAAATCTATCATTGCGTTCCAAGGAACTGGCGTTTTATTTTTGAATAAAGCTGGTGTTTCTTTTGGCATATAAGGTATAAACATATTATTAGATGCAGCTTCTAACAATCCTACCCTATCTTTATTAATATGTGGTAATGTTTCATCTAAAGATATAGCATTAATAATATCTGCTTCATCCATACCTAATTCACTATATAATTCTACCATACTTTTTATATCTCTAAAACCCTCAAGTCTTACACTTTGAACATCTTTATAATCTTTAAATATTTCTTCAGGGCTTGTTACGTTAGGTTTAGTTAAAGAATCATTCATTAAATTCTTTGCTTTAGTAATTTTATTAAAGGCAGGATTAAAATTAAATCTAGCACCTGCAGTAAAATCTGCTCTTTGTTTTTTAAAACCAAAGATGGCGGGCCACTCTGTTGCACTTTCAGGAATAGAAGAATAGTAGTCTGTCTTTCCACTTGTTTCATATTGTTTTCTTTTTTCTAAAAACTTTAAAATAAAAGGGTCACCTATATCAAGAATAGTATCACCAATGCTATCTAGTTTACGAGAAACTGTAGCTTCACTTGCAGTCTTACCACCCAGTGAATCTAAAAAAGCATCTGTCAACATAGAAGTTCCTAAAAAAGGAGACAGTGTTTGGTCTGCTAAAGCAACCGCAGTTTTATTAAATTCAAACGAGGTTGCTTCTGGGTCCATACCAGTACCAGATAAAATCAAATCATGTGTATTTTTAGCAAAAGATTTTAAATACATATAGGGGTCATACGCACCTATGTTGACATAGTCCACTCCTAAATGACCGTTCTTATCTTTATTTACACCACTTAAATAAATTTTATCAGAGTTTATTTCATATGACGGTCCAGTCATATCTATAGCATCAGCCTGTTCCCCATCAATATCATTTACTAATCTTGAAGAAAAAGCAGCAACACTAGGAGCCATACCTACAGCAGTCATGCCTCCTAATCTTTTGGCTGCTTGAGTTCCTAAAACTTTATTTCCAGAAGCTAAATCTTGTATTGTATATTTTGCAAGATTTTTAGATGTTCTTATCATCTCAGCAGGAAAAGCAACAAAGTCTCCAACAGGAGAATAACGTAAAGCTTTTATTGCTTTGGGAACTAATCCATAGTTAGGCATCATATCTCTAGTTCTTTGAGCAGCCATTCGTTTAAGATTTTGTTCTGCTATTTCAGGATAAGCCTTTTTTAAATAATCAAGTGTTTGTTCAAAGTGAACAATTTTAAAAAAGTCATCTTCTGCTTGATACATTTGTGTAAGTTTATCGTCTATTTTACCCACTGCTTTGCCAGCAACTCTTTTATTTAACCATCCATCTACATCTTTAGAAATGGTAGAAAGGTTTTTTCTTATTTCTCCTAATCCAATATTAGAATTTGTAATACCTAAGTCAGAATATTCCGCAAGCTGTTGTCCCAGTTTAGAATTACTTTTACCCAGAAGTTCTGATGCAGAACTTTCTAATGCTTTAGATACAGACATACCTTTAGGCAGCATACCATTTGCACCTAACATAGCTACGTTTCCAACTACGTTTTTAACATGAGTAGCTGGATTATAAACAGTCTTAATTTTTTGAGAAACACCTTTAGCTGCAGCAGCACCATTCAATAGTTTAGAAACCATATTGTTTCCTATGTCTATATCTAAACCATTTCTTAATACTTTAGCGTATTCTTCATCTGCGTAAACTCCTTGTAAAGGATTTTTAATTGCTTTATTTGATAAAGGTTTTTGTCCTACCAAAGCTTTTAAAACATCGTCACGAGAATTTGATACATCTACCATTGTATCTTTTGCCATTTGATTTACACGTTGTGGAGTAAAAGTAGGATTGGCTTTCTGTATATCTCTAACTCTTTGTTGAAACTTAGACTCTAAGGACACAGCCATTTCTTCTAAAAATTTATTCTCTGCATTAAGAACAGAAAGTTTTTCATAAGTTTTAATAAAATTTTTAGAAGGGTCTTTTACTTCTCCAAACAACTCCCTCATTTCTACAGGAATTTCTTTTCTTTTAAACAAAGGTTTTCCAGAAGTAGACATATATTGTTTATTAGAAATTTGTTCAAGGAAATCAGCAAATCCATTTTTACCATCTGCTCCTAATCCAATTATTTTTTCTAACGAATCTTGAACAATAGGGTCAGTACTAGGCACGTTCATTTTATTTGCAATAAACTCTGCAGCATTTTTTAACACAGTATCTTCTGCATCTACCGCAGCAGGATTAACAAGTCTTTTCTTTAAACGCTCCTGAATTAATTTTTTATATTCAGGATTGTCAAAAAACTCATATGAACGTATCATATAAGTTCCTAAATTTTTATCAATTGTTGCAGATAAGTTAGAACTAATGCCTTGTGTTTTAGAAAGTCTATTAGAAAGTTTATCAATAGACTGTCTCATACCTTTAACAATGTTTGCTGTTTCTACAGAATCTGAAGCAAGTCTTGACATAGCATCGGCATCACCCTTCATAGCCTTATCAATTACTTCTTCAGCATAGTTAGGATTATTATTTAACTGTTGTTTTAAATTTTTTTGAATAGAAGTTTCTAAATCAGATGCATAACCATTAGCTTTAAAGAAGGCTGATTTAGAAGCAGCATCTCTTTTAATTAGTCTTTCTAATGTAGCATCATCTGTACCCATACGAGATGTAAAATATTGTTTTGCTTTTCTACCTACTTTAGTTTTTCCAATAGGTGCTGTAATTTTACCAAGCCTAGTACTTACATTATTTATTCTAGTACCTATTCTTGCACTATGTTTTTTTGCTAAAGCTGTTAGTAGTGTAGGACCACCAAAAAAACTTGCACCTAATGGAACTTCAAAAGCAATATTTTTTAACAAAGCATTAAAGTAATCTGAAAGTTCTGGGTCTGTTGGGTTGTTTTGATATTCAATTAATTTATTTTTTGCATCGTCATCAAACAAAGCATATATAGCATCAACAGAATTTTGTTTTGGATTTTCCACAACAGTTGTTCCTATTGCTCCAGCTAAACCATAAGCTCCACCTTTAACAGCAGTTTTAGATTTACTTCCTAGCTTACCCATAAGTCTACTAACAGCAGGGGCTGCTGCATTGCTTGTTAAAAGTTTGTTTCCAAGTTTAGCTGCGCCATAACCACCAATAAAATAAGAACCTAATTCTCCCGCACCTCTATTAATATCACCTATAATACCTTCACCATGATAAGGGTCAAAGGTAGCATCTAAAGCTTTTTTAACATTATCAGGAATATAATCACTAGCTTCCTCAATAGATTTTTTTAAACCTTTATATGTTTCTTTGTTTAAAGTTGAACGTAAAGCGGTATCAGCTAAATTAGCTACACCTTCTCCAGCCTCAATAACTGCACGAGATACTGGTAAAAAATATGATTGTTCTGCAGCACTAGGTTCTAAAAACTTTAAAGCTTCTTCTTCAGTTTCAAATCTTCCCTTAAAAGATTTAAAATCTTTATTAGCATCTTGAAATTCTTTTAATGTAACTCCTGATTGTTTAACAACATTCATTATATCATCAGACGTAACCGTACCTTTCTCAGATGCAATATCATCTAAAGATTTACGAGCCGTTCTAAATGTGTCAGACTGAAAAGATAGTGTCATTTTAATTAACCGTCTTGAGTAGATGGTGTTGCGTTAGCTATAATATCATCTATATCTTGAGAACCACTTTGTATTGCTCCTGATACACTAGACTGGTCTTTTGTAGAATCAGGTTTTTTATTAGCATTTAATAATTTTTTAACTTCTTCATCTATAATTTCTGCAATTCTAACTTCTTGAGCAGCAGATTTATCTTTATATTTACTGGGATTTTCTAATACTTCTTGACGAAGTCTTGCTTTAGCTGAAGCTAAGATAGATTGAATTTGTTGTTTTGTTTCTGTTAAACCTAAAGAACCTTGTGAATAGTAAGCTTCAATTTTTTTCAATAACTCTGATTCAGGTTGAAACTCAGCTTCTGCCGGACCCATAATATCATACAAATCTGCGGCTGATTTAACACCAAGCTGTCCAAGTTTTACTTCTGCTTCTGCTTGAGAAAGCCTTCCTTCTAAAAGTTCTGATTGAACTTTAGTTATTTCATCTTGTATAGTTTGTTTTTGTTCCTCTGCATATGTAGCTGCACCCGCAAGCTGTACGCCAAGACCTGTTTCAGGGTCTGCTGCTGCATAACCAATTAACAAATCACCAATATAATTCATAGGAGAAGAAGCAGCTTCTAGTTTCTTCTGTCTTTCTTCTGCTAGTTTTTGTTGTTCAGCCATAACTTCTGTGGACATTTCACCATATTTTTTTGTAGCCTGTGACTGTCCTGTCATAGCTTCTAAAAGATTTTTAAGATAGTCTTTCTTAGCCTCTGCCTGTCCCGCAGGTGTTACGTCTTCACCACTACCTACCATCATACCATTAGACAAAGTTTGGATTGCACCTGACAATCCACCCTTAGATTGGAAAGCTACACGACCACCAGTATTAAAACCAAAGCCACCGCCTCCAAATATCTTAGCACCTGCACCAAGAATACCTGCAAGATTTTGTGCAGAAGAAGCTTGAGCCTTTGGTTGATACTGCTGAGTAGACTGATATGGATATCCATAAAGAGTTGCTTGATATTGACCAAGCAAGTCATATGGTAATTGTTGTTGCTGTTGGAAGTTTTGATAAGCAAGGTCAAGTCCTTGCTGTGTCATACCACGTTGTGCTTCACCAATACCAGACAGTGCAGTAAGTTCAGTAAGCTGCTGACGAGGAGCAGTAACTCCAAGTCCTGCTAGTCCTGTAGCTGCTGTTTGTTCGCGTTTCTTCTGTGCTTCAAAAGCTTTCTGTGCATTCTCAAATGCTGCTTGCTGTCCCTTAGTTTGAATATTACCAAGTTGTGTTTGAAGATTACGACCTGCTTCTGCTTCAAGAATAGCTTGACGAGAACCACCAAAGCCTCCTGCAGTTACAGCAGCACTACCAATGTCTTGCATAGGACGTTGTGATTGACGGATTGCTTCACGCTTTTCTACATCTACTACAGCTTGTTGGTAAGGAGACATATACTGTTGAGCAGTCTGGGGAGTAAACTGCTGTGCTTGTCCAGCATATAGCCCAGCAGCAGGTGCAAAGTATTGTTGCCCTTGACCTACCATACCTGCAATACCTGTCATTGCAGCTTGTTCTTCAGGAGAGAACCCAGCAATTTGTGCGCCGGGGTATGTCATATAACCCTGTGCTTTTTTAGCCTCATAAATATTCTTAGATTCTGCTAGAACATCTGAAAGACCAGATTTATAATCTGTTGGTACAGTATATAAAGGTGTACTAGCCATTGTTTAACTCCTTAATCATTTTATCCCCATCTATTTGATTCATTTGTTTTGTTGTTCCATTAGCTGACATACGCACATCGTCTAAGAATCCATCTAGTTTTTCTGCGCCTGAATCAGAAGAACCGTTACCAAGTTCTGATACTACGTCTGCAGGTATTACATATTCATCGCGGCTAAGAAGTGCATTCTTAATTACAGGGTCACCTTCTACTTTAAATCCTATGTCATCTGACATACCATCCCCACCATTATTATTTACATCAATCATTCCTTCAAAAGGTCTACCACCGCCTGATACCTCACGACCACCCGATAACATAGCTGGTAAACCCTGCATTGCTTCAGCAGCCATTTGAGGGGGCATAGGTGGCTGTTGAGGCTGTTGAGGTAATGACATAGCTTGTGGAACCATAGGCGGCTGTACAGGCATTGTAGGCTGTTCTACAGGTGGTTCATTATATTCAGCAATCTTATTACGTCCAAAGTTCATAAGCTGCTGCATAGCTTCTCTACCAGACATTTCTTTATTAGCAATAGCAGCAATACCTGATAGTGCTTCTTCAAGATTAAATGCTTCTGGTAGTCCTGTAGCAGGATTAATAGTAATCTCACCCATACTACGTAGCATATTAATTTCTGGTTTAGACATATGAACTAACTCAGTATCGCCCTGACGACCACGGAGTGCAAGAAGATTAGCAAGCCCTGATTGAGGTGCTTGTCTATTAGTATAGTAAGCCATTATGTATTTACCTTGTTAGGAGACATATAGTTTGACTGCGCTTTAGTCATATCTGCTTGAAAATTACTACTCTTATTATACAACGAACCAAGGTTTAATGCCATACCCTGAGTTGTTTTTGTTCCAAAATAATCATCTGTTTGTACAACACCATTATTAATATTAGTAATGTATGTACCATTATTTAGCATATCAAAATACTTTGCACTATCCATTAGTTAAAATCCACCCATCCTGTTCCTTCTACATATCCTTTAAACTTGCTAGAGTTACTAGCAAAAGCTACGTCACCATTCTGTGGTCTTCCTATATTTGTAACCGTTGTTACTGTACGTACATTAAATGTAGGTGTACTTTCAACTTGTTTATCTCTAATATCTAATTCAAATGAAAGTGAATCTGAATATTGTCTAATCTCACGATACACTTGTTCAGGTGTCATAGTGGTAGTAAAGCTATAATTAGGCAGTCTAGGATAATTAGCCATTAACGCATACCATCCGGTTGAATGTTAGCACGTACCGAACCCCAACGCCAAGAACTATTTGAACTAGCTGACACAATAATCTTTGCCTGTCTTCCTCTACCACGCAAATCAATCTTCTTTGTTGATTGTTGTACTGTATAAGGTCCTTTAGTTATTGCAGGTCCATTAGGATATTCTTGGAAAGACAATGTTAGTTGTACTTCACCACTGTTTGTAATAGTATAGTCAGGAATAATCCTATCAATAAATAATATATTGTTACCATCTTCAATATCAAACTCACCTGATTCTAAATAAGAAGGTAATATTTTACCATTACCTGTATAAACATTCTGTGGTTCATTATTCCAAATATAGTTATCATCAGTTGCAGACACCTTACCTGTTGCAATAGTATTATCATAAACACTATGGTCTGCTAATGTGCTATAGAATGAACTACCAAATGTCCAGTGATTTTCTTTTGTATTATAAACAATATATGAATTAGGTTCAACTTCACCTTGAGAGGGATAGAACCAAACAATCTCATTAAACTCTGAGTTTACACCTGCAAATACTTTATCTTTATTTACCATATTAAAGCTATCATAAAGATATCTACGTACAGTACATTGTAAGTTTCTTACTCTACCATCAAAAGCATAGAAATTATTTTCACCCATCCAATATGCAATACCATCTACATCTACTGCAGCGTGTGGTGCAATCAAACCACAATTAGTTCCTACCTGTTGAAAGTTAAAAATAAATGGAGGACCTACAAAAGATTGAGTGTACAGTGCATTATCAGTCCAAATATATATACCATTACGAGAACGAATAGCCCCACGTATTTCTGTACCACCTGTAAGAATTACTTCACCTGATGTAGATGAAATAGATGGTGTCCAATCAGTATAATCTTCTTGGTCTGACCAACGTACAAGCATTGGATTATAAGTACCTGTACCAAACTCATTAGAGCCATATGCAATTACGTGTCTATCATTAGGAGACACACGAATATAATTATTAACTGAAGGTGCTGTTGATACTACTACTGCACGTGTAGGAGTTGTCGAAGCATCTGCATCAAAGTAAAATATCTTACCGCCTCTACGACAGGCCAACATATCTTCACCCCAGTTATCTAATGTCCATTGAGAATTTTGAAATGTAATAGCACCTGTTGCTGCAGGACGGTTCCATGCTCTTGCACCAGTAGTAGACACACCTGCTAGGTATCTAGCCGCACCATAACCAGTACCCTGAATAGGTACAGTATTTTCATTAGGTAAAATAAATTCTAAATCCGCTGTACCACCATCTGTATAGGTAGCTGCTGCAGAAGTTGTAGCAGAAATAGTAAAATTATTAATACCACTTACACCTACAACAGAATATTCTCCACTAAGAAGAATACCACTATTACCAATAGACGTAGCGGAAGAAATAAAAATTCTATCATTGACAGATACAGCATGGTTTGTTATACTTATACTTACTAAAGGGGAATTTAAAGTAGTATTAAAAACATTTGTTAAAGCAATAGCAGAAACAAAAGGTGTTATGTCATAAAGTTCACTTGATTCAATTGCATATAAATACTTTTCAGTACCTATAGACATAAACTTAATAGTATCATTATCAGACCAAACAAGAAGGTCACGTGCAATACCAAAATATGGGGTTGCTACTGCTTTATTGTAACCACGTAAATTTTCTGGCTTTCCTTCACGAAAGCGAACTCTGTTTCCATCAAACCACTTTCCCTCTTCTGCATATTGCGTAGATTCTCTATGAAATCCCGGAATAAATTTAAGAGTTGAAAGCTTCCCATCAGTCGAAGCCATATCTTACCTTGTCATATTTGTTATGTATGCACAATCAATAAATGCACTTGTTACACTTGCAGTAACAGAAACATTACGAATACTATATGCCATTACATCAACAGCGGTTGTTGCAGTATTTGTAGGGGCTGTACCTCCACTAAATTTAAAATCACTTGCAAAAGATAATGTATGTGAGGAACTTGTTAATGCAAAATAAATAAGACCTTGCTGACCAACATTAATATTATCTGGTTGTCTTAATGTACTGTCTGCAGCCACGCTTACAATAAAGTTATTACCAGTATTAAAATCTACAGCAATAAGACTTGTATCTGAAACTGCAATAGTTACAATAGGTGAATAAGAATATCCACCATCAATAGCTACCTGACCAGTAAACGTATTATCTGAACCAATTGTATTGGCATATCCAATGCTTGAATTAACATAACGAATATCTGTAGTTGATAAAGCTAATAAAGTCGGGTCTACTACAGTTGTGTTTGCAATAAATATAAGATTACCTGTTGCAGTTACAGAAGTAACAGGATTTACAGTTGTTGTTTCAATCTCACCAATACTTGTAAGAACTAAACGAGTACTTGCGCCACCAGTAGGAAGACCTATGCCCGCACCATCAATACCATAAACATTTACACCATCTGTTGTAATGACAAATGTACTTGTGCCTGTTGTTGATGTAGGTACAGTATAACCTGTTGCTGTTGCGCCTGTATTTATAATACGAAGCGTACCAGTTGCAGAAGACTGTACTACTTTATTATGAACAACATATGTTTTTGAAACTGCAGGAAGAACAATATTAGCTGCAGAGGCACTAACAATAATACCTTGAATTTCTAAAGAAGCTGAACGAGACTGGTCTGCTGCACCATTATTAGTTGTTAAAGTAGTATCATTTACAATTTGCACACCTGTAGAACCAATGGTTACATATGCACCAACGGCATCATCAACCATGTCAATGACGTTTTGATTTAGAATATCACCCCAAGAATTTGGATTTTCTCCATCTGCCTGTTGCTCTAGTCGGATTCTACTGGTATAAGTTGAAGGCATATCTTATTTCCTATCTTTAAACTGTTGTGCTTATTATATACTATTTTCTTGAATCAGACAATATACGGTCTAACTTATCTTCAACTCTATGTAAAGCTTCCATAACCCTACCCATTTCTTCTTTAAGTTCTCCACGAGTTGCATATTCTTCTCTTGTTTTATTAAGAAGAATTTCAAGACGTTTCGTTTCTTTAGTAGTATTATTAGCCCACCAACCAAAACCAGCGGCAATAAACATAAGAAGCATATCAATAAGACTTGTCATTTCCATTTAAAATTCTCTTCTATCAGGCCATGCATTGATAGGTGGAGGTCCTTCAACAACAATATCAGTACCTGTACCTGAAGTAGGTGATTCAAACAAAGTAATAAACTCACTAATAGAAGTACAAGCAGTAATATTTGTTTTAATAACACTACAACAAGATACAACTGCTGCACGATAATTAGTTACACTTGTAGGAACAATACGACTACGTTCTGCATTAGCAATAATCATCCAGTCATTAGGACTTAATAAAGAGTTAGCAGTTTCATTAGTTTGTTTTTTATATTGTGTTTTTAAACCAAAAGAATATACTGGATTACCTAAATCATCTGTTATAGTTACGGATGTTTCTGGATTAATTTGTATTATATCTTCTAAATTTTTAGGAATATCTGTATCCCAATAAAACCTATGGTCTACTGGTACAGGGTCATCTTCCCATACCAAACCACGACTTACCTTTTCAGCATCATCCCAAATCATCCAGTTAGAAGGATGTTGTATACCATCGTCATCTGACCAAGCCCTACCTGCTCTGATAACTCTGTTATTATATTTCCAAGGCATTTTTATATTCTCCTAAAATTATCTTGCGTTAGCGTATTTGAATGGGTTTTCAGCGAAAGCGAGGTAGATGTAGGTGCCATTATTGATGGCACTGTTGCTGCCCCTACACTTAAAACCATTTGATAAAATATCAATTGCCCTGTTGCCGCTACTCGCATCGCTTTCTCCGTTAGGGACATTTGGGTTTAGGTTTTGCGTTGTTAGGTTTGAAGGGTCACGAGCAGTATCAAAAATGTTCCAACTTTCTGCTGCGTTAGTGCATTTAATCAGAACCCAAGCTGGCCTGAATCCGGTGAAGACAACTGTGCCATCTGTGCTGCCATTTCCGGTGTATCTGCCGACCTTTGAGTAGCCTTCGACGCTGTGGAAACAGTAGGCAATTATATCTTTTGTATTCTCATTTATATACTCATAAGTGCCTATTGAAAAAACACTATCTGTTGGATTAGTATCGTTCCAAATTATTGATGTAGTTGTTGAAGCATAATTTTCATTTAATCTAAGATAATGAGTTCCACCATTGACGAGTGTTTCTAAAACAGGCCATTCAGTAGTACTGTCCCTGTTTTTTGCTATAATTAGTTGAGGCGCACTAGCTAGGCCGTGTCCAACGGTAGCGTTAGCACCTGTACCAGTCCAACTAACAATACTGAACCCTGCGTCAACATTCGCAGACACGCTTGACGTGATGCTGCCATCAGTGTTGCTAGACGCAGAGCCGCCAGCTTTCCAATTCCAACTTACCATAGCCCCGCTGTCAGCGTTTACTTTAACATCATCACCAACAGAAAAACCATCGCTATCAAAGCTAGTTAGCGTATCTACGTCTGCACTTTCTGGATAAGTATCGTTTGGTGGTAGTTTATAAGTTGCACCTCTGACAACGTCATAAACGGTGTGGTCATAACCAGTAGTTCTTGACTTTAGCCAAACCCAATCCGGCTGAAATCCAACACCAGTGATGCTTTGCGTTGANTCATTGCCAGTGTACAGCACCGTGTTAAAATAGTCGTTGGCTAGAGTATCAGCAGNTGGACCAATCGTTGGGTCAGGTAGGTTTGCAGTGCAGAGAGCTAGGAAGCCAGATGGCGGCGCATAATAAAAATCACCCTGTCCATTGCCATCAGCATTACCCTGCGCTGTTTTTGCTCCGGCAAAAGAACTATCCTGCCCAAAAT